CCATCATAATAAGGAGTAGTCGGTAATCTACCAGTACTAATTTCTATATTTTGAGTAAGGGTACTGGTATTTGGAGCATCAATGCTAGTAATATTATAGATATGGTCTCCTATTTTAATTTCTTCAAATGAACTACCACTTTTTAATAATACTCTCACATCTTGTTCAATATTTGTTAATTGGACTTCAAGATTGGTAGCACCTGCACTACCTGTAATAGTTCCCGGTAATTGTCCAACATAATCATTAGAAAGAGTACCATCATTAACAATCTTTTTAATTTTAATTTTATCATATTCTGAAATTTTTGAACCATATATTCTTTTAGAATCAACAATTCTTAAATCTACATAACCACCAGTTTCGGTAATAGAATCAAAAACATTTAAATCAATTACTTCAGGGATGATATTATTTAAATCTGGAGAATCTTCATAATGTAAATATTTAGTAGGGCCAGTAAATGAGCCTTCAGGTATTCTTGTTGAACTTGTACCTTCCCATGTTTCTCCAAATTTCAAATCACTAGTATTTCGCTGATTATTAATAAAACATTTATTCCAATCTGCTACATCAAAAGAGGTATAAGTATTTACTGCACCTGAACCCGTATCATCCATAGCCGATGAATAGGTTGATGAACCAGTATATTGAATAGCATCATTAC